CTGTACATAGGCTCGCTCTCGGCTTCGTCAGTTGGTAGGGATATGAAGCCACCTTGCCTAAACCGCATCAGCGCCATTATAGTAGTATCCACCAAGTCATCGTTAGACATGAACGGGAAGCCTGCAACTTCCTCGACTACCTCTTCTGCCCAACGTGTTTGTGGAACCCACACAAGTCCTGAGCGTACTATATCAGCAACGGAGTTTAAACGCGCAGTTTTATCACCTGAGCCTCTGTGTGGTGTATATTCCTGAACCATAAGTCCAGACCTACGCATCTCTTGATACAGTGGTGTACCACTACTCTTCTTCTCCACAATAAACGCATCTGGCTCCCACTCTTCGTATTCTTCCCAAGCTAGCTCTTTCAGCTCAGGAAACTCAAGCCGCTTCTTAATAGCATTGAGCAAGATAATACAGTAGCAGTTCTCTTCCTCGTTGAAGAACACGCCCCACGTAGTTAGTGCCGTGTAGTCAGCCCTGTTGTTTTTCTCTGCCGCCGCGTCAAGCGTCATTATTATATATTCACAGCTAGGCGGGTCTTCGTGCGGCCATTCCTTCCACCATTCGCGCTTAACTATCGCCGCTTCTTCCGCCGTAGGCTTCTGCTGATACTGTGAGTTCCACTGAAACAACGGCATTGACGCTTTAGTGCGGTGTAGTGCAGCTAAATCAAAGAATTCAGGCCATAACGGCTTTTCTATTATCTTCTCTGCGTCTTGTTTGTCTTCGGTCTCTAGTATTGCTGGGAATTCTACGACTTCGTACTCATCGGCCAAAGCATTTTGCGCCATATCCTTAGTAACGCGCCCCGTCAAATCATCTAAGTGCCATCGTGTTTGTACGATAGCGATCCGTCCACCGGGCATAAGGCGCGTTCGTGCCCCAAACGTAAACCACTCGTACGCTTTATCGAAAACATCCAAGTTTCCGTTAATAATATCTTGCTCGTTGTGCGGATCGTCTACTAATAGCAAGTGTGCCCCGCGACCGGCGAGTGCTGAACCCACACCACAGGCGAAATACTCACCTCCTGCGCTAGTATTCCACCTTCCTGCCGACTTAGAGTCGCTGGCTAACTGCACATTTGGGAATATGGCTTGGTATTCGGGTGTAGATATTAAGTTACGCACCTTTCTGCCGAAGTCTACCGCCAAGTCAGTAGTGTGCGAGACCATCAGGACCTTTTTATCTGGGTTACGCCCCAAGAACCACGCCGGGAAATAGATTGAGATGAGTTGGCTCTTACCATGACGGGGCGGCATGTTCACACAAACCCGGTCTTTGCCTATATTTAACTCATCGTCTCCGTCTTCGTTGTATTCCTTACCTTGCTCAATCTCCATGAGCAAATCTGCCAATATCCTATGGTGTTTGCCTACCTTATAGTCAGTCTGCATAGCTTTACAGAATTCAATCAAGTCCTTGTAGGCAGCTTCCGCAAGTTGGCGGGCGCTCAACTCCTCCACTATCTTCAGAATCTCTTCCTGCTCCTCAGACGTGTAGTTGTCTAGGTTCTTTAAGAGCAGGTCTGCGTCCGCAGCAGTAAACTGTGTAGGTTTGGGTATGACGTTTAAGTTAGTCATTTGCCACTTCGTATACACCGTCGGCGTTTTGCTTAAGAACTTCTAGCTTCTCGCGTAGTTTTTCCCGCAGTTCGTCTGCGTTCTGGTGAGTTACGGTAATTTCTTTGCGTTCTGTGAACAGGCCAACGTCGGTCATCTTGCCCAGAAGCTCCAACGCGCGGATTCTTATCCGGCCATCGTTGTTCTCGGTTTCCAGTATGAGTTTGTTTACTACGGTGTGGCGGATTTCAGCGGCGTGGGTTGCTACTACATGGCCGAACTCTTTTAGTATGGCGTCGGTTTGCCGGATAGCTGCGGGGGTTAGCTCGTTAAAACGGCGGGTGTTAACGGCCTTAGATGTTTTTTCGATGTTTGCGGCGTAGGAGGAGAGTAGTTTAGCGGCCACGTCGTTATCAGTGTCGTCTGGGGTGGTGTCCAGCCCGTGGTCTTCTAGCTCTAGGATGGTGTTGCAAGCCGCTTCCGCACGCTCCCGCAGGTCCATGTAAGAAACGTCGTCGGGTATCTCGATACCAAACTCAGGAGTGAGGGCTAGTGCCATCTATGTAAGTACCTTATGCAAGCTGTCAAGCTGATGAGGCGGAGTATAGGAGGTTGTGGGGTAGGGCGCAAGAGGCAAGGAGTTTTGGATTTTTGCAAAAAATTTTTTGGGTTTCGGTTTTGTTTAACAAGGGGGGCCTTCGCATATATAGAGGGGGTGGGGTAACTTGTTCTGGGTTCGCACACTTGCCCGGGGGGCCTTATGTGTACATTTTGTCGGTTTTTACCCAGATACCAATTCATTTGAGTAAATTAGTATGTATAGGGGCCGCGCGTAGCAACTTATGTCTCGCGGGGGGTGGGGGGGTGGTGGGGGCAAGCAGACCGCGCATAGCCAGAAAAAGGGGCACTATAGTCGATTAAACTGCATGATAATGTAAACCAGTGTATACAAACAAGTCTACGTAAGGTTTAATAGCACCATCGTTTCAGCAAAGAGGCGATGCCGCGCAATCCTGCGCATATATCTACGTACACTTGTACGTAGTTTCTAATAGGTAATATAAAATGAATAAGCAAACTACGAAAGCCACAATCAAGCCACTTACTCCAACAATGCGGGAGAAAGGTTTACTTGCCTATCATACCGGCGCGAAAGCAGATACCACGAAAACGGACTTCTTTAAGTCGATCAAGTCGCGAGTAACCGCGGATAACGTGGAGCAGTATCGACCGGAGTTTAAAGGCATTGCGGCTATGTACTACGCGCAAGCGCATGAATTAGGCGATAGGCTGATCGAGGAATTGGCATCGCCCACACTAAAGAATGCGGCGAAAATGAAGGGATGCAAGTTAACTATGAAGGCGTTAAAAGACGGCATGGACACAATGGCGCGGCGTTGGATTAAAGCCTATAAGCAGTATTTGAAAACTGGCGAGGTAGCGAAAGCGGGCGGCAAAGCAGGGGCAAAAAAGAAGCGAGCCACTGGCGGCAAGACAAAGGCGCAAACAGATGCGATTGCAAAGTTAGCAGCGGCTGCAAAGGCAAAGGAGGAAGCAGCATTAGCAGCCAATCCGGTCAAACGCGCCATAGAGCAAGTATCGAGTATCCGTAGGCTGTGTCTGGTAAATACGCTGCCCTCGCAATGCAGCGAGGGATTGAGACAAGAAATTGAGATAGCGGCGATGCAGCTAGTCGAGCTACTCTCGAAAATCAAGTAACGCTAACCCACCCGCCGCCCGAAAGGGCGGCACCTTTTAAGGAATAACACTATGAATGACGCAAAAAAACTAATGATAAGAGCACGTATGACCGCACAGGATAATATGCACGAGCACCAAGCTATACTTGCTGCGGTAAACTCATTGGAACAGTTAAATAAATTCCTCGATAAATTCTGCGACAATGAAGACCGCCCTATCCCTATGGGCACGGGACCACAGGTTTTTCTTGGATCAGATATAAAAGCGCTGCGCAAAATAATCGAACCGCGTATGAGCAAACTAGAAAGTTTTTTGGAGGTTTACGTAGCACGTAACCTATAACCTATAACCCACTAAGCCGCCGCAAGGCGGCTTTTTTGTGCCTGCAATTCCTGCATCGCCGAAAGGCGACAGATACCAGTTCCCAAATTGCTAACGGCTACCCTACAAATGGCTCGCTCCTGCCCCATAGATACCAGTTCCCAAACCGCTAACGGCTACCAAGCCCGACCAAGCAAACCTACGTACACGTGTACGTAGACATAGAGCAATGTTCCAACTGTGCCTTTTAGCTTTTTCGTAAATGGAACATTAGGAGGGCTAGGTTTTCCCAAATTGGGGGTTTTATTATTTAGTATTGTTTAGTTTGTTATATATATATATATATTTTATTTTTATTATTATTAATGTTCCATTTGTTCCATCTGTGCCGTAGATTTTACGTTAGCCCCAGAAACTTTGTTGGTTTGAACTGACAGCGTCCCCGTTCGACCCCCTTCTTGCTAAAACGCTAGGGAGTGTGAAATCTAGGGAACATTTGGAACATTGGCACTTCCCGCGTCACCACTGGGTTTGCTCCATTTTACCCGTTTGTAACAGATGGAACATTAGGAACACAGCACCCCACTTAGAATAAACATGTTTTTTCTAGCTTGACTTAAGGAAACACGTTTGAGATAATAGATGTTGTTGGTGAGGCACACAGCACATCAACGCGGCAATAACGCCGAGCACAAACCTACGTACACGTGTACGTAGCTAATCAACAGGAGCAACACAATGAGCTACTACACTCACACCCAAGCGCCGATTGGCTGCTTTGTTGAAAAAGACACCGGTAATCACTTCGAGTACAGCATCAACGACGATGCAAACGAGTGGAGCGAGAACTACCCGCACAAGGTCTGGATCGGCAACACCATTAACGACCAAGGCTACCGCTACGCAAAAGTGCTCGCAACTGTGGCTTACATCATCACGGATGAGGACGAAAACGGCATCGTGTTAGAGCGATGGTTCTTGAAAGGTAACACTGAATACTTCAACCAATAGGAGCAACACAATGAAAATCAAAGACGAGTTAGAACGACAGCGCGAGATCGAAGAGATGCGTATGACCAAGTGGCGCACAGACACGATCTACAAGCCCAGTGACCTCAACATCCACGACCCGCACGAGATGTACGCATGGGAAAAACCTGTACCCGCTTGGGTGTGGGCACTGCGCGGACTAGGCGCACTTGGTTTCATCACAGGCATTTACTGCCTCGTATTTTTGGGGATGTTGTTATGAGTAGGGCTACGGATAGGATGTTTACATTTCACATGATTACCATGTTCCCTCTTATGGTTCTTTTGTTTGCGACATTAGCCGATCTGATGGCTAATAAATTTGGGTTAACGCTAAACGCGTTGGTTTGGCTACTGCCTAGCGCAGTGGTGTCGTTCTATGCCATACGCAAACTTGTTTACCTAGAAACAAAGGAGGACGAAGCATGAGGTGGGAGATTTTGTTTCAGTGGAATGACGAGCTAAACGACCCACCGCGAACGGCGATAGTCTCAGACGACCCGTTGTCCTTGGAGGACGATACGGTTATGTACACGCTAGATGCGGACGAGGTAGCAAACGGCATAGTCGGCGACTACCTTGATTTTAAAATAGTAAAAGCGGTTAAGGGGGACGAGGCATGACAACCAAGTTCAAGCCCGCTGTAACCAACAAAAAACCATGCGAGGTATGCCACGCTCAAATCCGTGCGACCAAAGGCAACAACCTATGCGAACCATGCGCAACCCAAGTGCGCCTACTCAACCAACTGTGGGGGATTAAAAGTGAAACGTGCAGTATTAAGAAGAAAACACCGTGCGCGTAAAAAGCTCACGTACATGTACCTCAAACTAAATAGGAGCACGACAATGAAAGACTCGAACGATAACGCAACACTGGACTGGGTAGACTTTGTAGGCGAGCCAGAAGTGATCGAAGACGGTGAACTTATTATGCCGACCTACGCTACACCAAACCCTGCGCTGAATACTGCGCTAACCAAGATCGTAAACGTAACACTGCAAGACCTTTTAGCAGAATATAACTAAGGAGCACGACAATGAACTTAACTAACACAGCAACTGCAACCGAGTTACCAGAACTAACTATCCCAAGTATCTCATCAAGCGCACTACGTGTGGGGCTGTCGATCAGCGTACCGACAATGCGCAAGATGGATAAGAAAGCAACGCGCGAAGTGATAGCCCACAACCACGCACAAACAGGTTCGGCTAACGTGAGCAAGAAACTCATCAAGAGCACAGCCCACGAGGATATGACCAAGCTAGTAGCCTCGATGCGCGCATACCACAGAGATCAGACCGTGCCTTGGGGTGACATGGGCGACAGGCTCGTCTCTAACCAGAACTTGATCGACTACAAAAACAACATGGCACAGCTCGAAGACGAATTCTGGCAAGGTGCACAGCGGATACTTGACGGCTACCCACAGGCAGTAGCCCAAGCTCAACTCCAACTGGGCGACATGTTCAACGAGGGTGAGTACCCATCGGTCGAGGTGCTACGGCGCAAGTTCAAGTTCTCGATAGTGTTCGAGGCAGTGCCAGACGTAGGTGATTTCAGAGTAGACATCGGTAACCAAGCGGCTAGCGAGATGCGCGAGCAGTACAAACAAGTTCTGTCAGACCGTATCAACGCGGTGCATCAAGACCTAGCCGAGCGATTAGCCGAACCACTGCAACGTATGAGCAAGGGGCTAGACTACAACGAGGGTGAGAAACCGTCTGGGTTCAGAGATACGCTAGTCGATAACGTCCTGAGTATTGTGGACTTGATGCGTAGCTGCAACCTCAACGGTAATGCGCACATCGCAGGTATACAGCAAGACCTACGCGCTACTCTTAAAGGTGTTACACCTGATGGGCTGCGACGTGACCCCAACCTGCGTGCAGATACCAAGCGCAAGGTCGATGCAATCATCAAAAACCTACCGTCACTGGGCTTCTAGCCCAGTTGACTTAACAAAACATATCCTTATAATAGACATCGTAACAGCAAGAAACATAAACAAACCGCAACACAAACCAACCTACGTACACTTGTACGTAGCTAACCACTAAGGAGCACGACAATGAATAACGCAACTACAGCAAGCAACATATACGCACTCGGCATCAACCAAGTCGCCAACCTGATCGGCACCATCGGGCGGGACATCACGGTAGTAGTGCAAGGTAACATGGGGACAGGCAAGTCCTCGATCATCAACATCCTCGCTGACCGTTTCCCAAACCACAAACCTGTTTACCTAGACTGC